AAAACAGCAAGATGGGCAGATAGAGCAGTTTTAAAGGAAGTAGACGGAATAACCTATACCTTGCACCATAAGCCGTCACAAACAGATTTAAGGGACGCAAGAAAGCTTAGCAAGTACATTCTGGATAATTTTGATAACAGAAAAAATAGGCGCTCTGACAGACTGTTAATTGACAGCCGCTGCTATACGAATGAGGTTCTGACCATTATCGGACTTGATACGGAAGATTCATGGGGGCATTGGACAAGCGTAAAATATCTGAAATGGAAAGATGATGAGTGTCCGCTACCGGAGGGCGAGGAACTGGTTTTCTATGATTTGGAAAAGGAGTAGAAAGGCAAACAGGAGGAAAACGAATGGACTTTTACAGATGCCCATATGTGGACGTGGTACCATTCCGGAATGGAAATGAATATGATGAGTGTTATCGGTGTGAAGCGACTGGAAAGACTTGTGATGCTTGTCAATGTAAACTAACGCCAGAGCAGGCAGAAAGTTTGTTTGCAGAAAAAGGAGCAGAGTATGGTAAACAGTGTAGTCTATGAAAAGGTTACATACAAACAGATTGATGATATGAAGCATGCCATTGGTTTTGATAATCGAAAGGTACGTGGAACAAAGCACCGGAGATATGAGCCATATCGAAACTATTTTGACGCAGGCCCCAGAGGTTCAGAGGACTGGGAGCAGCTTGTTTCTATTGGGTTAGCAACAAAAAGTGGCGAGCATTGGTATCACGTTTCTGATGATGGGCGTTTGTTCTTAAAGCGTGTGACTGGTGTGGAGATTTTACCGGAAAGTGATTAATACATGGGCGCAATCCCATTTAAAACTATGATGTGATTTTAATAGGCCTATTAAATAAATGTAACCCGTAAACATATTGCCTATGGAGGAAAATATCATGGCAAAAGTAAATCTGGATGAACTGGTAGGCGGTGGCCTGCAGGAAGTATTTGCAAAAGCGATGGAGGAAGTTGTTGAGAATATGCAGAATCCCAACACTCCATACAAAAACAAACGAGAAATCGCAATCAAACTTAAATTTGAGCAGAATGAGGACAGGAATGACGCGGCGGTGGATATTTCCGTTACAACAAAGCTGGCTCCGGTAAAACCGATGGTCACAAGAATGGCAATCGGAAAAGATTTAAGAACCGGAAAAGTGTATGCGCAGGAGTATGGAAATACCATGCGTGGACAGATGGAATTTAAGCCAAGCGCCCAGAATCCGGCGGAACTTGTAGTGGATGGAAAAACTGTAGACCCGGAAACAGGAGAAATTAAAGAGTCTCCGGTAAAGGTTTTGGATATGAGAACAGCTAAACAGGCATAAGGAGGATATGAAAAATGGATATGACAAGAGACGCTTTACAGTATGTTGTTGGTTTAAAAACCGCAGAAGTTCTGGATATCAATGGTGGAAAGTATGTCGATAAGGACGTACATAGAGTGGACAAGGAACTTCGTGCTTCTGCCATTCAGATGAATACTCTTACCAGCCTGGTAGATTATCTGAAAGCTGGTGTTGATTCTATGGCAGACAAAATGTTGGTTCAGGTGGTTTCTCCTATGAAAGTAAGAGTACTCTCGATGCTGGATGCAGACCGGAAACGCGAGGAATTGGTGGATGTAGAGGCCATGATTCCGGATTTTGAGTATGGGCGCTACATGGGAAACGAGCGTTTCATCATAGCTCTGCAGTCGAAATTCATTGCCAACGATGACCGCGCTTTGCTGCTTCAGTTCGCTGGGACTGTCAAGGATGAATCTATCGCCCAGTACGGAGATGATGGCGTGACCCAGAAAGCTACCATTAAAACAGGAATTACAAGTGTAGGAGATGCCGTTGTGCCTAATCCGGTTAAATTACGGCCATTCCGGACATTCATTGAGGTAGAACAACCGGAAAGTGCATTTGTATTCCGCATGAGACAGGCAGAAGGACATGGTGTTGAGTGTGCTATCTTTGAGGCCGATGGTGGTGCGTGGAAGAATGCGGCCATGAAGTCAATTAAGGAGTATTTGCAGTATGAACTGGCAGAACTGCCGCAGTTCACCGTAATTTCCTAAGTTTGATATTGCCGGCTGTCTTTCGGGGCAGCCGGAGAAAGAGAGACAAAACATGAACAGAGTCATTTTAATGGGTCGACTGACCAGAGACCCGGAAGTGAGATATTCCCAGGGAGAACGCTCCATGGCGATTGCCAGGTACACCCTTGCAGTGGACAGAAGGGGCCGCAGGAACCAGGACAGTTCCGCAGAGCAGCAGACAGCCGATTTTATCAACTGTGTTGCATTTGACCGCGCGGCCGAGTTTGCCGAGAAGTATTTCCGTCAGGGAATGCGGGTACTCGTGTCAGGCAGAATCCAGACAGGTAGCTATGTAAATAAAGAAGGTCAGAAAGTATACACCACCGAGGTCATTTTGGATGACCAGGAGTTTGCGGATAGTAAAGGAGCTTCCAGTGGTGGAAATCAGCCACAGGATAGACCTGCTTCAAACAGTCCGCTTGGAGATGGATTTATGAATATTCCAGATGGGGTAGAGGACGATGGTCTTCTCTTCAATTAAGGCGGTGGTATGATTGAAAATCCTTATTGATAAAGGGCAACAGGCCCACAAGCATGATTTAAAGCATGATTGTCTGAAAGCATTGGGAGCGGAATTACAGACTGTTCCGCTTCCGGTGGGAGATTATGTTTTAGTAGATGACAGGGTTGCTGATGTTTTGAAACGGAAAGAAGCAAGAGGAATCCCGGTAAAGAAAATGGATTTATCCGGTAGCTACACTGTTTCGGTGGACACGAAGAGGGATATACAGGAAGCAATTGGGAATATTTGCGGTAAACAACATGACCGTTTTCGAGATGAATGCATTCTTGCCATGAATAATGGAATAACTTTATATGTCCTTGTAGAGAACGAGGATGGCATTTCCTGCCTGTCTGACCTGTACGCATGGGAAAATCCACGCAGGAGAATGCAAAAGTGGACTACAACACCTTCAGGAGAGCGTAGAAAGGTATTACTAAGCCCTAATGCAACAAAAGGAGAGACACTGGCGAAAGCTATAGAGACGATGGAACAAAAATACGGAGTGAAATTCCTTTTCTGCAAACCGGAAGAAGCTGGTGCAATGATATTGAAATTATTGGAGGTAGGCAATGGCAGAAAGACGTATGATGTCAAAAAAAATCATTGATAGTGATGCATTTACCGAAATGCCATTGTCATCACAAGCATTGTATTTTCACCTGTTGTTAAGAGCGGATGATGACGGATTCTTAAATAACGCGAAGAAGATAATGAGGGACGTTGGTGCAAACCAAAATGACTATGACATGTTACTTATGAAGCGCTTCCTCATCCAGTTTGAAGATGGAGTTTGCGTTATAAAGCATTGGAGGATACATAATTATATCCAAAAGGACCGATATAAGCCAACTTTATATACTGACGAGTTGTCGCTTTTGACTCAAAAAGAAAACGGTGCATACAGTTTGGTAACTGATTGCGAACAGCCTGGAAACAATTTGGATACAAAATGTATCCAGACTGATTCCACAATGTCTACATTGGACGCGCAGGTTAGGTTAGATAAGGATAGGATAGGTATAGGTAAAGATATTATAGTGTCTGACGACACTATATGTCGGACTGATGTCCAACGAGTCGTGGAGGCATGGAACCAGTTGGGAATAAATCCCGTCAGCAGAATGGCATCGACTTCCACTCGATACAAAATGATTTCTGCCAGAATAAAAGAGTATGGCATTGATGATGTTCTCAAAGCGATACAAAAAATAAACGACAGCACATTTTTGAAAGGTGGAGGCAATCGCTGTTGGATGATTTACTTTGAATGGTTTGCTAGGCCAAATAATTTCCCGAAAGTTCTGGAAGGTCAGTATGATGATAAAAAATCCAGCAGTAATTCATGGGAGGGATGGCTGAATGAGTAAAAAAGAGTTTGTGGAGATTGTTTCCATGTTACGCGGGGCATATTCCAGGACTGAACTTTTAAAATCCGTCGCCGAAGCTGATGTGTGGTATGAGTGTCTGCGAGATTTGGAGTTTGAATGGATGAAAAAAGCAGTTATTCAATGGATTCAGGAAAACAAGTTTCCGCCCACGATTGCCGAGATACGGGAACTGGCGAAAAAAGTTGAGCAGCAAGCCTACGAAAAAGGCGAGGTAAAGAGGTGGCAGTAGGAAAAAAGATATTTGAACCAGATGAAATCCGAAAAACGATACAGGCATTAAAAGACTATGAAGAACTGTTTGAGGTTCGGTGTCTGGAGGCAAATGGGAAACGAGTAAGTAGTGGGTATTTTAGAGATGTGGAAGTCATGCTGGACCAACTGAGTAGGCTGAATTCGATTGATAGCAATGTGTACATTACTTTGAATAATATAAAACCGGAATGCTATTCCAGGGAGCAGAGAGACAGATTTATTACAAATACCAAAGTCCAGACAAGCGATAATGACATTTGTGGATATGAATGGCTATTTATTGACGCAGACCCCAAACGACCAGCAGGAGTGTCAAGTACAGATGAACAGTTAAATCAGGCTAAATCCATAGGAAACAAGGTTTATGTCTTTATGAAAAATCTTGGATTCAACGAACCTGTAACGGCTATGAGTGGAAATGGAATCCATCTGCTTTACAAGATTAGACTGCGGAACAGTGATGAAAACAAAGCATTGATTAAAAACTGTCTCCTTGTGTTGGACATGTTGTTTAGTAATGATTGTGTGGACATTGATAAAACGAATTTTAATCCTGCGAGAATTTGCAAACTATATGGAACAGTGGCAAGGAAAGGTAGCAATACTGCCGAGAATCCACACAGAATGAGCCGTTTGTTGTCAGAGGGAAGCAAGGAACCTACAGATAAGGCTTATTTGGAGAAGCTGGCTGCTATGTTGCCGGTTCCAGAAAAGCCACAGAAATACAATGGGTATCGCCCAAATGAATTTGACCTGGAGGAGTGGTTGATAAAATATGGGCTTCGTTATCAGAAAACCAATTACTCGGATGGTATAAAGTATATTTTGGAACAATGT